TAGTATGACGCAATATACGGATAAGTAGTTGCTGTACCGGCCGTATTAGGAGCATCCCAAGAAAATGTTGCACGATTCTTCATGTTACCCATAGAATCTATATACAATTCTTCACTAATCGTTAGATTAGTTGGAGAAGGTATAGGGTCACTAGGGTCAGGCAAACTACTAGTAGACTTGCTTGAAAAGGCAATGTCTTCTTCAATATAATCATACTTAGCAGGGTGGTACTTCAATGCAGAAATTTCCACAATATTTGGACCCGACTCCCTAGTCATTAAAACTCTAAAGTCTTGAGCTTCCACTGACCCCATTTCTTCTAATATCCACATATAACTGGTTGTAGGGGTATTTTCAAACGCTGAGGTAACTGTAAGTTCCGATACTTCTTCGGTAACTGATACGTAGTTAACAGTTTTTGTCTCTACCCATACATAAGGTTTCCACTCGTTATCCACGTGGGCATTTAAACACAGAGCTTGTTGACTTGTCCAAGTGTTACTAGAACTCCAAGAGGCCTCCCCTCCTAATGCGATACATGCAGCGTAGTCCTCAGACCCAGTGGCGGCACCCCCTGAACAAGTGCCAGCATTCTGTATACAGGCAGTTTCAGTACTAAGACTCGTATCACTACATGACGCGGGTAAAGCTTGTTTCTCTCCTGAGCGTACACAAGCTTCTTCAGTATTAATCAAAGATAGCTTATAAGTCTTACCTGCAGTAACTGAAGTAGGCGCATCTAGTTTGATAGTAGTAGTTGTACTACCTGCTGCAACCCTGCCACCATAGCGAATACCTGCTTTATGGGAGTCCGCTACTTTAATAATATCTCCTGGTCTTACAGAAGCACCTTCCATACCAGTAGAAAAAGTTACAGTCTCAGTTTCATATCTTTCGGTGTATAATATCCACTTACCAACTCTACGAGCCTGGCTTTGAGAAGTACATCCTACTGCAGTTACATCTGTAGAAAATATTTGGTTATTATTATTCTGAATACCAGTAGCATCTTCTACGTATTCTACATTTTGTCTATAGAAGTCCTCTGGATTATTCCAAGTTACATGTGCAACATTATGTCTTTGCTTTCTAGAAGTTCCTTCATAAGTGAACTGCCCTTCAATAACATTAGCATTACTAAAGTTCATAACAGGATCTTTTGGAGCATCCTGTACTGCACTAATTTGTCCCTGCTGCCAGTATATCATTCCTCTAAATATAGAAGCGATATCATTTAGAACTTTGAAAGCTTCTTCCCTACCCTGTAAATATAAGTTAGCAGAAAATCTAGCTTCTTTATTGCCCCAACCATCGTCCACTCCAACAAAATTACCGCTGTTATCTACTGCATCGCAGTACTTGGCAATTTCATATAAAGACCACTTGTCTAATTGAGCAGCGGATAGCCACTTACCTAACCCATATCTTTCATCGGTACATAAGTCATAAAATACCCATGCAGGATTACAAGTCCATTCAGTATCAAATGTTCCGTCCCACGAGCCTGTATACAACGTATCTCCGGGCGAGGTACCTGTCCAGGTGCCTCCCGCTTGCGTACATCTATCCTTTCTCCTATACCCGGCTAAAGAGCAATGTCCTGGGTCATATGGAGTATAATTACTAGGCACTTTTACCTTTACTCCCTTTATCTCATAACCTCTTTTAGGGACGCTAGAGAATTGTCTAGCATCTAATTGTAATGCCATTATAGCACTATTAGGGTATCTCAGTTTATTATCAATTACTTGTGTATACGAACCAAAATAAAGGTCATTTCTAGTCTGTGCTCCTGCGGAGTCTTCAGTAACTCTCTCAACTTTAATTGCAATTTGAGTAAACCCCGAAGTTTTCCAACCACTAGGAATATCTATTCTATAAGCCCTTTCATACCTAGCTGTAGTTTTACCTTCAAAGCTAGAAGATACTTTTTCTATCCATGATCCGTTATTATCTTTTTCTAAGTATATTTTAAAAGCTACTTCAGAACCATGTAGGTCTCCATTCTCTTCTTGGTAAGTTAGTGCAGGAGTATATAGTAGTACTCTTACTGCATCTACCGTGGTAGATGAAAAGGTTTGAATAATTGCTCCAGGAGGATCTTTTGTTACTTTTACGTTTACAGGAGTTTCAGACTCTGTACCTGAGAACCCAGGAATATAAGTTTGAGAGTTAGTTCCCTCTCTAGTAGCGTAGGATACATCATCAAAGTTACTGCTCCCTGCTGAATCTTGTAAAGGAGTTTCATTTAAGTAAATTGATTTCTCTGCATTTAATAAGCCTACAATCTCCCCCTCAGAAATCAAATCCACTACTCTAGCTTTTGCCGCAGAAAATAAGGTATTATCATCCTCTTTAGGAGCAGAGCCACCTCCGCCTTTACCGCCACCACCAGCGCCTCTAATCCAATCTTGCTCACTCATGGGGTGTAATCCTCCGGTTGAATACCTGAGCTAATAACTGCTCCGCCTACCATTAATTGTCCATAGCATACAGGAATTGAAAAACCCTGCCTAGCTGTATTTTCTGCTCCATCAAAACCATAATTAGTAGGTTGATCTTTTAACTCTGGAGTCTTAGGAGTAGGAGCCAACATAGAAGCTATTCCTCCTAAAATCATTGCTCCTGCGAATTTCATTCCCAAGCTCCCCAAGGTTCCCATTTGGGTAGCTCCGAATTGCACAGTGTTCAGTACTGAACTTTCTGCTAATAGTAACTCTGCTCCGGCCCCTTGTCCTACAAAGTAAAAACCTGTCATAATTGCTACTCCCAGCAGTATCATTCCTAAGCCTCTATTTTTTGCTCCAAGCACTACGGGTATAATCTTTATCTCTTGTTTACCAGAAGGGTTTGCTAATTCTGAATAATCTTCAATGTAGTCTTTTCCAACTACTACTTTATACCCTACACCTCTTTGCTCTGATGAGGATACAAATTGCCTAAATCCTTGATTATTTGCAGCTAAAGCTTGAAAAGCTTCTCCCGCGGAACTAATATCTAAAGACCAGTCTTTGCCGTACTTCTCTGCTAATTCTCCGTATAACTTTATTGATTTTAACATAATGATTTGTGCCTTAAATGATGCGTGGTATGTTTTCTCCAATAACCCCCATAAAGCTCTCTATTGGATAATCTTCCGTGTACGTGGTGTAAAATTTTATCATTTCCGATAAAAACTGCGGCATGGTTTGGTACAGGTGAAACTAATTTTATTAAGAAAATATCATATTTTCTCACATCAGTTTCATCCAGTATCTTTACAAAACCCTGCTCTTCATAGTTTTCTAAATATCGGTTCTCTCCTTTGTCCCACCAGCCATCTTGACCACTAAAACATTGAAAATCGATATTTAGCTCTTTTTTATAAAAATCTCTTATTAAAGTACAACAATCTAAAGTTCCATAACTAAAAGGTCTACCAAGAATAGGAGCTTCATACCCTTCAGGCTCCCAACTATACAGCATATTACCTGGCCAGCTTAAAATATGCCAAGGCTTTTTTGTTGTCTCACAAGTAACTCTGTCTGCTTCGGAAGGTTCACACCCCTCATTTGGGTGAGAATGGCATATAGCAATAATATCGCCGGAGTCCTCTGCTTCAGCATAACTTAAAGGATCTATTATGAAGGTCTCCTCAGGGTTATCAGCAATATTATTAGCAGGAAAGTACTTTTCTTTCTTTCCTAACCCAACTATAAACCCACAAGCTTCTTTAGGGTACTCAGATTCAGTATGTTTTCTAAAATCTTCTAAAGTCTTTTCATTCATCGAACGGATCCCATCTTAATACCCGCTCCAGGGAACCCTCCAAAAGGGCTTTCAACCGATTCGGGGAACCTCAATTCACAGGCTGTAAAAGTTTTAGCACATACGTCTTTATCATCAGTAGTACCGTTATTATCTATATCCCAATGCTGGTCCGCTATAGTAGTATTGCCACCTCCTACCGTGAATACGGTAGGTAAGTGAGTATCGTCCCAGGTACCACTATTAGCCTCGCAAGTAGCTTGAGTACTGTAAGTAGTATCACTACATTTTCCATAGCCAGAACCCCCTGCAGTAACTGTAATAGCACTGATTGCGCCCCCGGAAATAGTAGCGGTAGCAGTAGCTCCAGAACCTCCCGCGTCTGAATCAGTGACTATGTGCACTGCAGGTACCTCCGAAAAATTAGTTCCAGCACTGTCAATACTAATGGAGGTTACTACCCCCGAGGTGGTTACTGCGGACAACTCCTCGTTACCTGCGTACATCACAACATCTCCCGTATAGCCACATTCAGTACCCTTATAAAGCCAAGGGCAAGAATTAGCAACTACTGTTCTAGAAGGTAGTTTTACTCCGTGAATATCGTGTGCTGCCGTTAATTCAAATTGTAAGTGAGTATTTGTTTCTACCGCTTTTCTGTCAATATACCAAATCTCATCTGGAAAATGTGCAGTATCATCTTCAATACTATTAGCGTACCAAATACCAGGACCTGATGCAGCTTCACATGTAGTTTGATTATAAGCTGTCCAAGTACCTGCAGAACCATTCTTATTAGCATCTAAACAGTCTGCTTTACTTAAACTTGGATCAGAGCCTGATTCTCCTGTACATACCCCGGCTACTGGGTAGCCACTTGTATAACAGTAAGAGTCTAAATACTTAGCAAATGTCTTTTTTCTAGTAACCTTTGCACCTACTAAATCATCATAACTATTAATTACTCCAGAAATAATAGAAGTAATATTAGCTACAGTTAAAGTAGGTCTAGGTATAGACCCCTTTCCAGAAAATTCGAAACCTTCAGCTTCAATAGGGAAAGCGGCGTATTTATTACCCTGCCATACAATTTCTTGCATATTTTCATTAATACCAGAGTGCCATCTAAGAATAGGTTCTGATGCAGGGGCTGTTCCCGTAGATAAGTCAAGCTCAAAAAGCTCGATTACTGCTCCAGGTTCAAATCCATGTATGTCTTGGGTAATTTTATCACTCAT